CAGCTATCAGCGATGGCGCTGCATCAGATGGTCGTAACAAAGTCATAAAGCTTACAGGCACACTATCAGCTAACAGAAGTTTAATATTTCCAGACTCTTGCGAAAAGACATATCTTGTAATCGATGGCACAACTAGAAGCTCGAGTCACTATACAATAACGATCAAAACAAGTTCAGGCACAGGTGTAACAATGCCTGTTGGATCTACGATGCTTGTAATCGTAGATGGTACAAACGTAATCACAGGTATTACACAAAAAGGTTATGTAACCACAACAGGTGCATACACAGCTGTAAACGGTGACCAAGTAATTGTAGATACAAGTGCAGCTGCAGTGACAGTCACATTACCCGCAAGTCCGGCTGTTGGTAACGAGGTGCACTTCTTAGATGGTAAACTTAGTTTTAATTCTAACAATTTAACTATTGGCAGAAACAGTCAACCCATACAAGGTGTCGCTAGTGATCTAGTTGTAAATACAAACGGACAAAGTTTTACACTTGTATATGCAAATTCAACAAAAGGTTGGGTCAAGAAGCACTTTGCTGGAACGTAAGAGGTTTACATGGCTCTTATCAACTTTGATATTATACCGGGAATAGACAAACAAAATACAACCAAGGGTGCAGAGAACCGTTGGATTGACAGCGACAACGTGCGTTTTAGATATGGACTACCAGAAAAAGTTGGTGGTTGGGCATCACTTGTTAATGACAGTATTGTCGGTGTTGTTAGAAACCAACACTCATTCGTAGATACAACCGGCAACAGATACATCGCACTTGGCACAGATAAATTTTTACTATTATACTTTGAGGGACAACTGTTTGACATATCACCTTTTGATACAAGTCTCAGACAGACAAGTTGTACCCTTGCAACAACAAACACTTCAACCTCAGTTACAATTACCACAGGATCAAATCATAGTTTAGAAGTTGGTGATATAATTCTGCTTGACTCGGTGACCTTGCCTAGTGGAACGGGGCTTAGTGCATCAAACTTTGAAGATGCAAAGTTTATGGTCAACACAGTGCCTAGTCCTAAAACATTTACAATTACATCAAGCGCTGCTGCAAGTGCGAGTATATCAACAGGTGGATCAACAACACTAGAAGTGTACACAAAAGTTGGACCACAGAAACAAACATACGGATACGGATGGGGTGTGGGCCCTTGGGGTGGTGATGTTGCTGGTGCTGTTACATCAACTATAAACGAGGGTGGCACATTTAGTGATAGTGATACAACTCTAACTCTTACAAGTGCAGCTGCATTTCCAAGTTCTGGCACAATACTTATTGGCACTGAATTAATAACATACTCTGGTAAATCTAGTAACGACTTGACAGGGCTAACAAGAGGCACAAACGGCACCACTGCTGCAGCACATTCTAATGGTGCTACAGTTACAGATGCATCTGATTACAGCGGGTGGGGTGTTGCGATACCAGCAAACCAAACAACACTAGAGCCGGGCCTTTGGTCACTAACAAACTTTGGTGAGGTGCTGGTTGCAACTATTGCAAACGGTGAAACTTTTACATGGAATGCAGGGGCAACTAATCCCACAACTGTAAGGGCATCAAAAACTACGACTGATTTTGCAACTGGTAACAACCCAACTGCATCTAGACTATCTATAATCTCACCTACAACTAGACACTTAATACATCTAGGCACAGAGACAACCATAGGCACAGCAAGCACGCAAGACGACATGTTTATACGTTTCTCAGCGTCAGAGGACATAAATACATATGTAGCAACTTCTACAAACACAGCAGGTACATTACGATTACAAGATGGCACAAAGATAGTGGGAGCACTACAAAGAAAAGAAGACATACTAGTTTGGACAGATAACGCTTTGTATGCAATTAGAAACGTGGGTCAGCCATTTGTATTTGGTGTAGAACAGCTTGGCACAAACTGTGGTTTGATAGGTAAGAATGCAGCTGTTGTTGTTGATGGTATTGCATATTGGATGACTGCAAAAGGGTTTTTGTATTATGATGGAACGGTTAAAACGTTGCCTTGTGCTGTAGAGGATGAAGTGTTTGACAACTTTGACACTACAAAAGGACAACAAGTCACAGCGGGTCTTAACAGTTTGTTTACAGAGATAACATGGTGGTACCCTGCAAATTCTGATTTTAGTAACAAGGCTGTATCTTACAACTATGCAGAATCAGCGGAAGTGCCAGGTGGTGTGTGGGCACTGTCAACAGAAGCAAGAACATCTTGGATGGATAGTAAGGTATATGAAAAACCATATGCAACTAAATTTGACACAACTGGCACAGGTAGTTTTCCAACAATACTTGGTGAAAGTGGCCTAGGACAAACTAAATATTTTCAACACGAGGTTGGCACAGACCAAAGAAACGAAGATGGTAGTGTGACTACTATTACATCTAGTCTACAATCATACGATTTTGATTTACAAGGAGAAGAAGGCACAGCAAGTAAGTTTGTTTCTGTTAGTAGATTTTTACCTGACTTTAAAACTATAGCAGGCAACGCAACTGTAACTTTAGCTGTAAAAGATTTTCCGTCGTCGACAGAGTCTTCATCTACACACAGTCCTTTTACGGTAACATCAAGCACAACAAAAATAGACACAAGAGCACGTGGTAGATTTGTAAATGTAAAAATAGCTAACACAGCTGTAAACGAAAGCTGGAGATATGGTACACTAGCTCTTGACGTAAAACCGGATGGAGGCAGATAATGACAAAATTAATAGTTGATATACCAGACCCAAAAGATAAGTATGACACAAGCACGCAGAGACAGATAAACAGAAGTATTGCAACTTTGATACAACAGTTAAATACGACATACCAACAAAGTGTGAAAGATGATGCACAACAACAAACATGGTTTTTAGGATAGATGGCAAATAGATACAAAAACTCAAAAGTAGATTTAACTACAACAGACCTAACCACACTATATACAGTGCCGGCAGAGACGGTATCTGTGGTCAAGTCCTTCTTGGTGTCCAACGATGATGCCAGTAATGCTTGTGAGATTACAGTGACTTTAGTTAATTCTAGTGGTACAATATTTAGCTTGTTTAAACAAAAAGACATAGCTGCTAAAACAACAACTGAGCTACTGACACAACCCTTGGTTTGTGACGAAAGCGAGGTTATAAAGGTGCAGGCAGAGAATGCTAACGACCTACATGTCGTTCTGTCGTATCTAGAAATAACAAGAGACTAGGAGGAAATATGGCATTTGAAGAACCAGGATCGGTAGCATACCTATACGAGGGTGATAAAAAGATAGCTCAAATAAAGGTTGACACTACTGTGGTACTAAAAAACTTAAAAACAGGCAAAGAATATGACTCTGACGCAGAGGGTGACGCTGATGTTGATGACCCAAATACAGACACAAAACGAGAAGATATATCAAGAAGTGTCTATATAAAGGTGGCTAAAATGCCTGCTGTAGGAGCAGAATCATAGTTGCAATTTATGGCAAAAAACAGTAAATTCAATAAAAGCCATATCTCAAGCCTAGGCGACTTGCATCATTACAAAATAGAAATATAGGGAACAGTTGATACAATGGGCAGTAAAGTAATACCAAAGGAAATAAAAAAGCCTGTAGATAAGGTTATTGATTTTTTTGACGAAGATATATTAGATCCCGCTGGTGAATTTTTAGAAGAACAAATACTAGATCCCGCTGGTGAGTTTTTAGGCGAAGAACTAGCACAGCCACTTAGACGACAAGTATCTAAGGCAATGCCTGATGAGTTACAGTTTTTAGCTGGTATTGGTGGTGGTAAAGCTGGAGCTATGTTGGCAGCATTGGCTACAGGTAATCCATTTTTAATAGCCGCGGCTGCAGCGGCAGGAAACGTGGCAGGTGATTACCTTACAACAGAAGTAGATGAAGAGTATGACCCTGATGCTGTGTCAGCTGCTTTTTCAGCCATTACACAAGGACTAGCTGCAGCAGAGGCAGCGAAAGCCGTGCCAGGAACTGACATGCTTGAAGGTCAAACAGTGAGTGACGCAACTAGAATGGGAGGTTACGGAGCTGATGGATCATACATACCTGGTCAGGCTGCAACTGGGGACGTAAGGTTGATGCTTGATCCTGCCGTTCCGGGAGAAATTGCACCTAGTTACAGTTATCAATACGCTCCAAGAAACTTACCTGCTAACATACAACTAAATACAGCTGGTCAATTTGAGGCGGCTAGTGGTTTATCAGCATCTGCTGAAGCAGCGGCGACACAAGCTGCAGCGGCGGCTAATCAAAGTATGGCAATTGCAGAAGGTCTAAATACTGGTCAATTAGCTGCAGGACTTCCAGGAGCCAGCACCGCACTTGAGGGTGCAAGAAATCTTGGCACAGAATTTTTAGCGGGAGCACAACCATATGTTGATCCGTTTGGCACGGAGCCCGGCACAATTAGAGATATTTTATCAAGCGGAGCAACAGGAATGGACGCGGCTAAACAAATAGCTCTTGCAACGGGTAAAGGTTTAGTTCCAGGAGCTGCAGAGTTTGGAACAAAACTTACCATTGAAATGCGTGAAGCAATGCAACAAGCAGAAGATGATTACAGAGAGTATTTAAGACAAAGGGGTTTAAGAGCAGACCAAGTAAGAGATCAATCTAAAAGATTAAGACGTCAATACTACATTCAGTCATTTCAAAACCGTGGATATAGTGATGCAGAAATAGCAGAGGTATTACTAAGAGCGGGACTTATAGACAGTCTTGAAGAGTATGATCCAAATGATTTACCACAAGATAGAAAGTTTGGTGAAGATGTTACAGACGATACGTTATATGCAGCAAGGGGTGGACGTGTTGGGTTTGATAATGGTGGAATGGGTGGCATAGGACAATTTGTAGAAGAGCAAAAGATTAGAGAAGAATTTATGGACAAGATGAAAAGAGGTCTAGGTGCTATGGAAATGAACATGAAACTTAATGACCCTGGTTTATTTGGTAGAATGAGAAATGTTCTAAACCCAATGGATGATGAGCCATTCTTCTACACAAGAGAAGAGATGAGATTTCCTGATACAAAGAAAAGATATGAAAGCATGATTAGGGGAATGGATGAGGACAGAGCCGCAGCCGATTATGAAATGAGAGACAAGATGGATCTTGTTGAAGATTACATGAACAGGTTAGATGCGATGGGAACCACTGGTGGCATGAGCAGACAGAAGAATGCCATGGGCACAAGAACCACACCAGAAGGTGACCCTATATCTCCTGACATGCCAAACGGCATGCAGATGGATTTACGTGGTGGTGGCTTTATACCTCTTGGCACAAAACCAAAAGCTGATGATGTACCAGCAATGGTAGGAAAGAATGAGTTTGTATTGAATGATGAAGCAGTGTCCGGTATTGGTAAGATGCTAACAGGTAGGCCTGACCCAAGAGCCGGGGCTCGCGCATTGTATAAACTACAAAATGAAATGGAAGCAATAGTATAATGACAACAAACCCAGAAAGTTATTTTACATATGACCCCGACGCATTAGCGGGTGTAACAACTGATGTAACTAGATTTGCACCTTTTATCGAAGGGGCTGCTAGAGCATTTATTCCTGATCTAGAAAGAGCAACAGCTAGAGCGCTTACAACAGAAGACCTTGATCAATTGTATCGTGGTGTAACACCTCAAACACAGTTTCAACAAGCAATAATCAATCGACAACTTACTCAAGCAGGTTTAGGAACAGGTCGTTTTGACCCTGAGCTTGGAACTCTTCAGGAGTTAACAGGTGAAGGAGAGACAGGTATTGCTGCATTTGAACCTTTTGTAGATGAGGCACAGAGATTATCTGGAGCTGTTGGACCTCAAGGTCAAGT